TCACAATTTGACTCCCTTGAAACTAAAATAATAGAAGTTCCTGAATGGGGTTTAACAGGCGATAAAGCCATTTATTCAAAACCCTTTAACATGTTAGAAAAATCAAAAATATTTAAAGGTGCTAATGATAGTGATTTAAATGTTTTGATTGATGTTATAATACAAAAAGCTCTTACTAAAGATGGCGATAAAATGTTTAATATGGAACATAAATTAAGATTTAAAGTTAAAGCTGATACAGATATTATTGCAGATGTAGCAACAAAAATAATGGGTAATGATACGAATGAAACCATGCCTTCACTTAAAAAAAAATAAAAAATTCTCCAGAGATACATAATATATTTGCTTTAGCTGAAAGACTTCACAAGACAGTAAGTGAAATCTTGCAAATGTCGGTTACAGAGTTTAATATGTGGTTGGCTTACTTTAGTCTAAAAAAAGAGGATGAAGAAAGACAAGAACGCATTAACCAAATGAAAAGATAATGGCTACAAAAAAAGTACATATTGACATACTTGCAAAAGATAAAACTCGTGCCGCATTAAGAGGTGCGCAAAAAGGTATAAACAATTTAAAAAGTTCTGTTCTTAATTTAAAAGTTGCTCTCGCAGGGATAGGTGGTGCAGTTGTTGCTAGATCTTTTTTAAATACAGCTAGGGATATTGAAAGATTACAAGTTAGATTAAAATTTTTATTTGGTAGTGCAGAAGAAGGAGCAAAAGCATTTGATAAAATGGCGAAGTTTGCTTCAAAAGTACCATTTAGTTTAGGAGAAATACAACAAGGTGCAGGAGTTTTATCAGTAGTGAGTAAAGATGCAAACGAACTTGCTAAAATTATGGAACTTACAGGTAATGTTGCGGCTGTTACAGGATTAGATTTCAGAACAACTGCAGAACAAATACAAAGATCATTATCTGCCGGAATTAGTGCGGCTGATTTATTTAGGGAGCGTGGTGTTAAAGCTATGTTAGGTTTCAAAGCAGGTGCAACAGTTTCTGTAGAAGAAACAGCAGAAGCATTTGATAGAGTGTTCGGTCCTAATGGTCAGTTTGGTAAAGCAACAAATGAATTAGCAAAAACTTTTGATGGTGTTTTATCAATGATAGGCGATAAAATATTTTTATTCAAAAAAACAACAATGGAAGCAGGTCTTTTTGATTTTTTAACTGCACAATTAAAAGTTTTAGATCAAATAGTAGCTGAAAATTTTGGAAGTTTAGAAAGAGGTGCAGAATCATTAGGACAAACAATAGAAATAGCCATGAGAAAAATTATGATCGGTTCAGCTAGAGTATTAGATACTATGCGACCTGTATTTGATTTTTTTGTAGAATCAGCTTCCAATATGTTTAAATTTTTAAATAGTTTGCCAGAAGGAGTTAGAGCAACAGGTATAATTGGTTTCTTAATGTTAGGAAGAAAAGGAAAATTATTAGTTCTAGCGATCGGAGGTTTGTTTGATGATATAGGCAGAGCAATTAATAAAGGGTTAGAAAGTATAGGATTAGATGCTTCATTTCAATTTGGAAAAATAGGAGCAATGGCTGCGGATATTTTTAAAGCAGATACTATAGATACTAGTAATCTTAAAAAGGCTCTTGATACAATTATAATAGGTGCAGGACAATCTGAATCTGCAGTTTTAAAATTTTTAGAAAGATCAGATGAAATAGTTGAACAGGGTAAAAGAGCTGAATACGAATTAGCAAAATTTGCACATTTAAGAAAATTAAGAGCGAATCAAAATATGGATTTATTAGATAAAGAAAAAGAAAAAGTATCTGATATGGCTCGTATGTATGACGGGTTTGCTAAAGGATTTAAAGATACAATGGAAAAATCAAAAGATATTTTTAAGTCATTTGAAAATGTTGGAAAAAATGCGTTTTTAAATTTACAAAAAACTTTAACTGATTTTGTAATGACAGGTAAATTAAATTTTCAATCTTTAAAAGAAGTTATTATCCGTTCAATAGTTGAAGCATTAATCGGTAAAGCTGTTGCATCGGCAGTAACTAGAGCAACGGAAATGTTTAAATTTGAAGCTGTTCGTAGAGCTATGATAAGTGTTTATGAAGGTGCGTTAAAAACTTTTGCAAGTATACCTTTCCCATTTAATATTGCTGCCGCAGGTTTAGCAATAAAAGCAGGCATGTCTTTAGTAAGTAAAATTAAAGGTTTTGAAAAAGGTGGTAATCCACCTGTTGGTGTTCCGAGTTTAGTTGGTGAAGCAGGTCCAGAATTATTTGTGCCGAGGTCTGCAGGAACTATTGTGCCCAATCATGCATTAGGTGGTGGAGAGCCTGTTAATGTCAACTTTAATATCAATACAGTTGATGCTAGAGGGTTTAATGAATTATTAGTTAATAGTCGTGGTGTTATAGTTAATATGATTAATAGTGCTGTGAATGAAAAAGGAAGACAGGCGATTATATGAGTGGGGCATTACCTAGTGTTGATTTTACTGCTGTAAAAATTTCAAGCAATCAAAAAACTTTAGTATCAACTACTGATAGTGGTAAAACATTTCGTAGACAAGTACAAGGTCAACGATGGCAATTTAGTTGCGTATATAAACAACAACCTAGATTATCTTTTCAATCTATAATGTCTTTTATAATTAAACAACGATCACAAAAAGAAAGTTTTACGATTACTTTTCCAAATTATTTAGATGCTAATGGTAATGAAACAGGAACAGTTTTAGTTAATGGTGTTCATGCAGTAGGCGATACAACTATTGCTATGGACGGTTTTCATGCTGACGGAACACATAGATTTCGTGCAGGCGATTTTATAAAATTTAATGGTCACTCTAAAGTTTATATGGTGGTTGATGATGTTACTTCTAGCAGTAATGCCGCAACAGTTACTATAGAGCCACCTTTAAGAAGTGCTTTAGCAAATAATGAAGCAGTTACTTATGATGATGTACCTTTCACTGTGCAATTAACAAGCGACCTTCAAGAATTTCCTATGAGTAATGGAGATAGTGACGGAGAGCCATTACATAATTTTGAATTTGATGTTATTGAAAGTTTATAATGTCAAGAGGTCTTTCATCTTCTGTTAAAACTGAATTAGCAACAGGAAATATAAGTCCTGTTCTTTTAGTTTATATAGGTTTTGCAACACCACAATATTTAACAAATGCATCTTTTAATTTAGTTTCTAGTGTAAGTGGTAGTTCACAAACTTATACTGCTTCTGGTCATTTAAAAAATATCACAGGTGTTAATGAAGCTAATGCGCCAACAAAAAACTCTTTATCTATTTCTTTATCAGCTGTTGATCAAACTTATGTATCAGTAGTTTTAAATGAAAATGTTATTAATTCTGATGTTAAAATATGGAGAGGATATTTAGATAGTAACAATGCTTTGATAAGTGATCCTTATTTATTATATTATGGAACGATTGACGAATACAGAATAGTTGATTCAACAGATACTGCTAATTTAGTTTTGAATGTAACTTCTCATTGGGGGCAATTTGATAAAACGAGTGGCCGAGCAACAACAGATAATTCACAGCAAAGATTTTTTAGTGGCGATAAAGGTATGGAATTTGCGGCTCTAACTGTAAGAGATTTAAGATGGGGAAGAGCAGATGCCTAGTTGTAATTTTTATCAAGCAGAAAAAAAAGATAAAATTGAAATTTTTGATTTATTAAAAAAATTTAAAGATGATTTAATTGATTTAAATTATCCAGACATAAACCCAGATAAAGTAAAAAATTTTATTAATCTTATGTTGCAAAGAGGAAAAATAGTTTGTGTAAAAAATTTAGATTCTAATCAATTAATTGGTATATGTATATTTTGTAAATCTACTTATTGGTGGAGCGAACAAGAAACAATGATAATACAATTAATTTATGTAGTACCAGAATTTAGAAATTTTAAATTAATGAATCAATTATTAGACAGTGTAAAACAAGTTTCTAAAAATAATCCTATTTTATTATCTATTACTTCAAAATTACAAGCTGATAACTTATTTGAAAAATTAGGTTTTGAAAATATGGGTGCTAATTGGAGATTAAAATAAATGTGTGGTTGGAATCCTATCGATACGATTACAGATATAATTGAAGATGTAATTGATATTGTAGTTGATATTGTTGAAGGTGTAATCGGTTGGATTATGCCTATGCCTGATATTCCAGATTATGGCGATTTTAATCAAGATCAAACAGCAAAAGGTGTTTTATTAAATAAAGTATCAGCCAATAGTGCAATACCAATAATTTATGGAACAAGAAAAGTAGGTGGTAATATCGTTTTTTTAGAAACATCAGGAACTGATAATCAATATTTATATATGGTTATGGTTTTAGGAGAAGGAGAAATAAACGATATAACATCAATTCATATTAACGATAATGTAGTTACATGGTCAGGTGATTTATCTGATAACACAGAAAGAACTGTCGCAAGTAGTGATGCAAATTATTTTAAAGCTGATCCAAGTGATACGAGCTCTAGTGCAGAAAGTTTAATAACTGTTAGACCACATTATGGTAGTGACAGTCAAAGTGCTGATTCATTAATAAGTACTCTATCATCATGGACAAGCAATCATAGATTAAGAGGTTTAGCTTATTTGTCTTTGCGTTTTAAATGGAACAGCGATGCTTTTGGTAGTATTCCAACAGTCCATGCAGTAGTACAAGGCAAAAAAGTTTATAATCCTAACTTAGACAGTACAGTAACAGGTGGTACAGGCTCTCATAGAGCAGATACTTCATCAACATGGGAATATTCAGATAATCCTGTTTATCAATTATTAGATTATTTGCGTAATACTCGTTTCGGTATGGGTATTGCTAATAGTTATTTTGATTCTAACTTTGCAGATTGG